CGAATCTTTTTGTCGTTTTTTCAAACCTACGAAAAACTAACATGGAACACCTCACTTCCCTCCTCTCAAACCTGTCTCTTTCTAAGATTTCACAAAATCTTGAATTTATTGGTTTCGACCCTCACCATGCCTCTGTGCCTGTCTTCTCTATGAAGCACAACGACCTGTACTTTGTATGTCAAACACTCGTGTTTACTACTATCTGTACCTACGCTTGTCTCTTCCCTTTACGAGTTGTACAAAACGCACTCTACGGCTACCGTCGATCTACTTTCACTGCTGAAAAAGCAGAATCGTTCTTCTTCAAATATGACGTGCCTCAACACGATATCATAAAAGATGAACACTATTATCACGCTCTCGATATAGTAACAACCTGGTTTCGCCCTCAACAGCCTATCCACCCTGTTCACTTCACCGATTTACGCTGGTATCCCTTCAAAACAGACACTAATGTCGAACGTCCCCTCTCTGTCGATCCCAAAGTTAAAGAACACGTCCAAAGCAAACACAAAGCTGGCTTAATCCCTAATGCTAAGATGTCATTCGCAAACCTCTACACAGAAGTTTTTGAATACTCTCGCTCGATTATCCACAACATCAAGAATGGTTATCATATTGTTCTCGACCCGATTCAACTGCACGTAAAACCTGCCTTAGTCAAAATTTTTGACTTAGATAAAGTTCGAACTATATTCGGCGTCCCCAAATACATCATTTTCATTGAAGCTATGTTTTTCTGGCCTTTGTTCTCTCACTATCACACTTTTGTCAAAACTCCTCTCTTATGGAGTTACGAATCACTCAATGGTGGTTGGAACCGTTTAAACTCTGAATTCTATTCAAAGTATAAGCATTATACTCCAATTATCAATACTGACTGGTCCGAATTTGACATGCGAGTTTACTTTTCAATGTGGTCCGATATCCTCGACCGCGTTCAAACCTACTTTTGCTTTTGTGGCAACTATTGCCCAACACGCACTTACCCGCACCCTAAGACAGACCCTAACCGCATCCTCAATCTATACAAGTTTCTGGGCTACGCTTACTTCAACTTGCCTTGTGTCACACCACTCGGTAAATTGTTCAAAAGAAAGCACGCTGGAATGCCATCTGGCATATTCTGCACCCAATTCTTCGACTCGTTTTACAACGGCGTCATGATTGTAACCTGCCTCCTCTCCCTCGGACATCCTGTCCCTGACGATTTCTTCTTGAAATTAATGGGCGACGACGCACTTTTCGGTTTACTCATCTCCATTCCTCTTGATCAATGGGCATCATTCCTTGAAACTCTAGCTGCTGAAGCAGCAAGACGATTCAATGCGAAGCTCAGTCACGAGAAATGTGGGATTAGTCTTACGATCCAAGGAGCTACCGTCCTCGGCTACTCTAATTGGAACGGCTTCCCCGTCCGATCAGCTGAAGATATCCTAGCTCATCTCTTGCATCCAAAGACACTTCGCGACACACCTTCACGCCTAATGGCGCGATGCATCGGCTTGTACTACGCAAGTTGCGGCAACGCATCTATTAGACCTGTGTGCGAACACATTTACTCAGAACTGAAGAATCAAGGATTCACCCCGTCCCTAAAAGGACTGGCCTCAATCTACGATCCACTAGGAATTCGTCTCACCGATGAAGACCTGCTTCACTTCCCATCTCAAACAGAAGTCCTCTCTCGACTCTGTCGGCC